TTTCTGTTGCTACCAAGCCAGTTAATTCTACAATCCCATTAATAACAACGACATCATCGCCCTGGTAAATTGCTACACCGTTATTACTTGTTACCCATTCTGTACCATCAAATATAACTATATCACCGATTGAAACCGATGCGTTTATCGATTGTGAAACTAATTTTATAGATTCAAAATTTAGATTTGCAACCCTATCCATTATCTGTCCACCAGCATTTGATAATTTAATATCTCTAACACTACCATCGGGCAAAGCTCCTAATACCGCATCGTACAGTACTGTGTCAACGTACTTCTTTGTGGTTGGTTCATAATCTGAACTTGGTGTAAATACAGAAACGTTGTCTAATTCTAGTACGTTTGTCTTGTCCGCTTTTGTGTCTTCTAACCCACCAATGTCGTCGCTATTTGTTTTAATAGTCTCTGTCGTACGCCCTGCACCTGCTAAGTCGCCCTCGATTTCGTCTACTCGTGCGTCTGTTGCTTTTAAGTCTATTAGCACCCTATTTTCCTCTAGTGCATCGCCTGCATTGTCCGCTGTTATGCTCGCTGAGCTATGCCCTATAGTTGTACTACCTGTGGCGTCTGCCAGCTCAGATATAAGACTCGTATTTGTATACGCCTTCATATCTATAGCGAACTGGTCCATCGTCAGCTTCACCAGTGGGGCTTGGTTTTTAACTTGATCTGCTAGACCCCTTACGTGCGAGTCCGTCTGTTGGAACTGTGTTAAATCTTTTTTTGCCATTAAATTCCTCCTATCCGCTTAGCCTATTGGCCTGTACTGGCAGTACGAGTTTTAGCACTGTCAACGCTTCATTGTTACTCTTGTTTTCAAATATAGTCTGTAAATAAGTGAACTTTCTTACCTTCTTCTTAACCCTCTTAGGTTGTGGGTTTGCATTCGTTTTAAATGAAAAGTCTGTGAAGTCTATGTCATTAAAGTTTAGTAGAACATAAGACACGGTTTTTGACTTGGCCTGAGCCTCTGTCCGTCTATCTGTGACAAACTTTACTGTTACAGATGTTCTAGCAGCAGGGTCTATTGCGAGCCATTCCTGAGACATTGACTTTTCCATATTAAGAAGGCCTAAATCATTAAACCCGAGCTTTAATATGCAGTGTATGTCATCGCCTAATTCCTGACCGTCGGCTTCGTAGTCTTCTGATGTCATATTTACGCCACCGTCTGATCCAAAGAATACAGTCTTTTCAAACTCGTCAAAATTATACGCCTTTATATTAGTGAATCTGTACATCGTGTCGTTTCCATAGTTCCATATATAGACTACGTCGCCCACGCATACCCAGAGTTCCTTTTGTCTTTGGTTATCAAAAGTTACTGCTCTTGACAAGTCTAAGCCCTCTAAGCTTAGCTTTAGCCTGTCGGATATGACCTTAGCACTTCTTTCATCTTCTACCTGTGTGCTAGATGCCCATGACCACATAGAGTACTTATAGAGTGATACCGGGTTGTTTTCTACTAATTGCACCATATTAGGGGCTATGTTACCCACCGCCTCGTTTAAGTCCTCATAAGGAAACTCATAAGGGTTAAGTCCTGGATTGTTATTAAATTCCTGATTAGCTGTTGGCGTCACTAGCATGGTTTGGTTCTCTTTAAAAGCATATAGCTTTTTGTACTGACTGACTAAGTCTGTTAAAGCAAACTCTGTGTTTCCTACGTTTGTAAAAGCGTTTGCTGGGTAGTATCCCGGCTTATTTATGCCTGAGGTCCTAAAGGTTGCTTTTTCATCAGCGTTCCCCCATGTGAATAGGTTGGTGTCGTTTCCCACACCATAGTCATATAGGTATTTGTGGCCTAGTATAATAGAGTTGTTAGCCGCATTTTCTTTTGTAAAACCTATCTCTACTATCGCATTATCTGGGGGTACAGGCACGACAGCTGTAACCTTGCCCCCTGTTAAGTCAGGTGTAAAGCTCGTTGCATCTACGTCGTTTACCTTGACATAATCTATGGAGTCTAGTCCACTCTCCGCAAGTACGAAGTCATCAGCTGTGCCGTCGCCTTGAAATTGTTGGGCTTTTAGCCCTCCATACATGTTGTCCTCTTCAAATAGTGTACCTCCACCTGTTGGTGGTGCGTTGATGGACACGATCGGTCTATAAGCTGGAACGTCTTCAAAAGTCGAGCCGTCGTACACCTTATACTCTACGCCGTTTCTTACATACACACCGTCTATAAAATAAAGCATGTAAGTCGGTGCATCTGTTATTGCACCCAGGTTAGTTACGACGCCGTCGGTAATTAACTGACTGATGTCAGTGACCTCCGTGGTTACCGAGATGTCGTACTCGTATAGCGCGCCGCCTTGAGCTACAAGTAGTACTGGGCCTGAGCCTAAGTCGCCTTGCCAGATACCCTGGACCTTACTCGTATTACCGAAGTCTATTAGTACGCGGTGTCCTGGTCTCTTTTTAGGCTTGTAGTTCTTAGTTATTCTAAAGTTTTGGCTGTACACAGCCTCCCCCAGGCCAATCTCGGTTTCACCTACTGACTCATTATCCCCTAAAAACGTATCTATTATTATTGGGTTTGGTTGTTTTGTAAAAGTTGCTTTTGCCATATTATCACGACCAATCGTATGTTAGTTTAGCCCGCATTGATGATGTAGGCTTGTCTGTCTCGGCCTCTTGTAAGCCCTCAGCTCTTCTACCCTCTGCCCAGTTAACTAGGTTTTGGTTTTCATAAAAGCCTATCTTCGCAGCAATGTCGTACACTATGTTCTGCGCTAATATGTCGTCTATCTCTAATACGTCGGTTAATGCAGTGATGTCGCTTGGAACTTTGCTGTATATAATTCTAAGCTGCCCCTCAAAATAAAAGTCATAGTAAAAATCTCTCTTACCCTCTAATTTATAGGCCTGCATTTTACTGTACTGCCTGTAGGGCTCTTCTTCCACCACCATGTCTAGCGTGTTGATATCCGCTGGCAGCTCAAACTTTACCCAAGGTGCAAAAGCTGGAACTTTTGCCTCTTTGTATTTAAACTTCCAAAAGGCTCTGTTCATGTGGGTAAAATGCTCCACGGCATCGATCTTTAATCTTACTTTGTTAGAGGTGTCTGTTACTTCAAGCACACCCTTATAGTTTGTTCGGCCTTCCAGTGTGCCTGGTACCTCTACTACTTTTAAGTCCGTCCAGGTACCTGATACACGTTCTTGATAAGTCAGTGTGCACTCGCCGTCTACATATATTGAATAACCCTGTACATTACTAACACCGTTAACACTTGGGTAGTACTGTGTCTCACCCTCAAAGTCAACGAGGGCAGTGTTGTTTCCCGCCAAAACGTTCGCTGGCGGTTTTAAATTAAGCTCTATAATCTCTTTGTTTTTGTTGTATTTCCAAAGCTCTTTTTGGTTCATGTCACAAAATAGTATTACCTTGTTTCTTATATCTGAAAGTTCTGCTTCCGGTATTGATACACCATCTTCTGAGAATTGGTCTATCATGCCTAGAACCTTATCATATATATTCTGTACTGTCGTCGACATTATAGTACCTCCTTACTTATTAAAGCGCCGTCGTACCAGGCCGAGCACTTGTATCCTGTTGCGTCCCCTTTTGCGGGGTCATATTCTGTATACACTATACGTATGGGCCGTCCCGTATCCAGCACGTCCGTAGACTGTACGGTCATTTCTTTATTTTCATCTATTAAAAAAGGGTAGGGCCCATCTTCCATTCCATCTCTAATGATGCGCTCGTCAAGTGTGGTAAGGCCCCCGCCGAATTTGTTAACGGTGGCCCAACCCTCCACTTTTCCTAGAGACACTCTCGTTAAGAAGTCCTTTGATTTAAGGGCCCTGTTTATCACATTTCTAGTAGAATTATCAAGCATATTTTATGCCTCCTAAGCTTCTTCGGGCTTCGAAGAGATCACCTCCTCGTCTTCCTCCTCCAGCTCGTCTGGATCCCCATCACCTAACCAGTCCAGATCTACCTGTAATAACTCGTCTGTGATTTTTAATGAGCTTAGATTTGCTGCGATGCCGTGCTCTTTTGCGAGCTCCTGCAATTCTTTTCGAGAAGCTGAGTTTACTGTGTCTTGCCACGTATCCGGTGCCTTTTCAGGGGCCTTTGCAATCCTATCAAATTTATTAAGTATTTTGGCTTGTAGTGCTTCTGAGTAATTGTCTAATTCTATTGTTACGTGCCCATCTTCGTCAAATTGAAACAACATAACGCTTCTTGATCTTAGGCCACCACCTCTTGTCCTAGTCTTTAATCTAGAGCTATTAGTTCTAACCAGTTCGTTTGGCTTTCCTGTTAAATGTACTTCCATTTAAAGCCTCCTTATAGTAAAACGGGCAGGCGAAAGGCCCACCCAAGTGATTTACTTTATATTTAGTTGATTAACCCTTTTGGCAATTCAATAACCTCGAAGTTAACGTCCGCTGGGTCACCGGTAAAGGCTGTTCCGTCGTCGTCTAAAATTTCAATAGTCATGTTACCGTCTGAGCCTTTAAAGTACATTGACTCTAAACCTGCAAGGTACTTCACTTCGTTCTGCGCAACCTCTACAACCACGTTGTCTGCCTTAGAAGTCATAGAACCCGCTGTAACGAGGGTGATACTTGCTGTGTTTAAGTTTGTATTCTCGACTCTGATAACAATGTTTTCAAAAGATCTGTCATAGGCTACTGTTTGTGAAGCCGCGCCCTCTGTTGCGGTAACATCTGGTGATCCACTGTTCTTAATACAAGTTATTTTTGTAATTTCGGCCATTTATATCCTCCTCCTTTTTATACTTCTGTTTCTGCAGCTGTTGTCAACACCATTGTGATCATTTCATTTGGCTTGATTGTCTTAGCACCGTAAACGTGCAAACCTTTAACGGCTGTTTCAAAGTAATCGTCTGGGTCGTACTCTTTGATCTTCATGATTTGTTCTGCATAACCGATTGCTTCTTTAGACCGCATAGCACACGTTTGAAGCGCTACGTCTTGGCTTGTCTCTGTAACTTCGATGTTATTAGATACAAAGAAACGAATACCTAAGGATTGTACAAATAGGCCCTCTTTGATTGTATCTTCATTGGATTGGTTGTATAAAATGTTCGCTGCAATACCCTTTTCCCAAATTTCAGGTGATACTTCTGCAATCATTTCCGTTACATTTTCTTTCATTAAATAGCGCTTAGCTTTAGAGAATGTAGAAAAGAAGTTAAGTCCTGTAAGTGCGTTTTGTGTAACAGTGGTATTACCCTCTGTAAATTTAGCCGCAATAAACTTCTCTGCTGTATCTTTAAGACCAACTACTGCCTTTCTGATACCTTCCTTGATGCCTGAGTTAATTGATTGTTTTGCATCAATGTCTTCTACAAAGAACGAGAATTTCTTCGCTTCTGTAATAACTAATGTTCTTGCTTCGTCTGTTAACTTGTCCGGTGTAATCTTTTCACCTGGTACATAATCTGTGATTGATGGACTCACAACGTTTGTTATTTTAACTGATGATCCCACCCCTGTAATTTCACCTGAGTACTTAGTGGAACAGTTCTTAACCATCATGTGCTGGTTGTCTAATTCTTTAAGAACCTTTTTGGCCCATAAAGCTGGTATAAATTCTTTTGGCATTTTTTACCTCCTAATCAAAATATCCTGATTTTTCTATGGCTTCCCAGTTATCCGTAATCCACTTATCCCCTTGCTTAGCTGATAAAGACTTAACCTTGGACGCAACTTGGTCTGATGTAAGCTTAGAGTTGTTGCCTCCTGTAGATTTAACTGGCGGAGCTGATTTATTTTTCTTCTTTTTCATTCCATTTATGACACGCTGCTCCGTCTCTAGCTCTGACGTCTTAAGCTTGCTTTCTAAAAATGCTAGCTTCATGTCCTCGCCGTTTTGATGGGCTTCAATAACCTCGTCGGGTATGTCGTCCTTGTCTATCGACTCGCCGAACTTATTTTGATGCCACGATGAAAATTCTTTAATCGCAGCTGTATCCTTGTCTATAGAAGGCCGCTGCATCTTCGATCCAATAAACTCTTCTGCTAGTTTCTGTGCTCTCTCTTCACTAACGCCGTCTTCCATAAGCTCACTTTTCTTTGAGTTAACCATAATGGCTGTTGTGAACTCAAAGGGGTCGTCGTAGCCACTTTCTTTCATGTAATCGTCCATATACTTATACGCTGGGTTTTCCTCGAAAGACTTTATGGTGTCCTCTAACTTTGGTATCTTACGGTCGTAATCAATACCTTTTTGTATAAGTGACTGGACTTCGTTTGGTTCAAAGTCCCTTACATGCTTAGGCTCGTCGTCCATATGCTTAATCTCAAGCTCGCCCCAGTCCACTGGCTCTGGCTCTGGATCTTCATCGGGTTCCCCCTCCGGATCCTCCTCAGGTTCTGGGTCTACGTCTGGTTCTATTTCTGGTTCTGGGCCTACGTCTTGGTCTGGCGCTACGCCCCCACCGTCATTGAAAAGTTGTAAATCAAATAGCTTTTTAGTCATTGGTCTATGACCTCCTTTATAATCTCATTAGTTTGTCTGGGGCCTATGGTTGGGCCTGGTTCAAAGAACATCACGAGTATTGGTTGATCCTCTAGCAGAACAGTTGAAGTCTTGTTAATTTTTGCTTTCGGGTAATTTTCTTTTACCTCTGCCTTTAATCTCGAATACGCGTGTCCGTCCTTGACGTACAAATCTACTACGTACATTATATCACGCTCCCTCAGGGTTGGCAACTGTTTGTTCCTCTGATTGCGTGATTTGTGACAATATAAGGTCAATAATCTCTGTTATAGGCATTTCTGGGTCCATTTCTATGCCAGCGACCTGTGATATGGTTGCAAGTAGCTCTAATACCTTCTCTTCCTCTTCTGTTTCCATAATTAACTCGTCCTGTAGGGCCAGTAAATTATGAGGTATGCGCTTAATGTACTTGCGTCTGTCTTTAATGACGCCGACGTCCCACATATGGTTAAGTACTTCTAGTTGCACGATCTCTGACCACTGCTGTGATGCGCCTACGTCTATTTTTGTTTGTAGGTCTATATCCGCGTAGTCTGTACCCGTAAAGGCCACCGGCTCACCATCTACCATAACTTTACGTGTGGTGTCGTACATTGTTTTATAAAACTCACCGAATATCACGTAAGACTTCTCTAGAAACAAATATAGTCTATCTCTAAAAGGGTTCGTTGGTAAGTTCGACTGTTTGATCTGCGTTAATAGTGCCGCAGCGTTCTCTGGTCGAGACGCGCCGAGTATGTTTTGATTAACTCCGGCCATCTCTCTTGTCTTATCAAGGGCGCTTTGGATTGACTTGTCTACGTCCATTGTCATCTGTGTCGGCTGTAGATATGTCATAGCGTTGGTTAAAGGTATGTTTGGCGGTAAGTCCACTGTGTCTATTGTGCCAATCGCTGTGTCTACCCCATTTATGAGTGAGTTGTTTACGAGTAATCTTGGAACCGCCATCATAAGCGCGTGTAAGTGTCTCGCGGACTCTTGTACGTTGGCCATCTTTTGGTTTTCAATATACCGAGTCATCTCAGCCTCACCGTAAGCAAATTTCTTTCTTGTTTTATAGGTATACACTGCTACCGGATACAGTGGCATTTCTAAGTCCTTCCAGGGCTCAATCTCTACATCTTTCGTACTAAGAGATGTATACACTGTGCCGTCCCTCTTTTTAAGCGTTCGCGTTATAGTTACAAGTTTCTCATCATCACTTGAGTGGTCGTCTGTGCCCCTCTCAAAAGCCATGTGCGTACTATCGTCATCTGGCTTAATCATGTCGATCATATCCTCAGGCACTTCCTTTTCCTTAGCCCAAGCCTTGGTCTCTCTTAGCGTTTTTCTAGAACATAACTTGATCCAGTCTTGCTTTTGCTCGTCTATCTCGTAAGGGTTTGATACATAGTAGTCCACCATATCAATAAGCTCTGCATTTATATCCCCAACACTCTTAGTAATGTTGCCGTGAGTAATATCTGTATCCCAGTAATAGTACAGAACCGCGATGCCTTGCTGCATTCCATCTAACACGATCTGGTTTAGCATATAGTCGAACCTTAAGCGCTCCCAGTTCTTTCTGTCTATCGCTGTGAATACCTTAGACGCTTTAACGAGGTCCTCTTCTGCCTGCTCTGTCTCGTCTACAGTTCTCTGAACCGTTAACTTGTTGGCTACAATTGCTGCAAGCTTAACGTCTGCTATCTGCCCAATGATATTGTAGGTTGTTTTCTTTAGGTTTTTACTGTCTATATTGTCCCATTGAATGCCGAGATACATTTTCTCGTTCTCTTCCGTTATACTGTATAGGTTCTCAGACTCTTTAAACGTCTGTGCCCGCTTTAACGCCTTCTCTTCTTTCTCTACGTCAAACTTCATCATTTACTACCTCCTCCAAAAATTGATTTCATTTCTTCATTATATTCTTTAATTTGTGCGTTCATTTCTTTAAGCTCTTTCTCTGCCGCTAGGTTCTCTGCTTTCGACAACCGCTTCCTAACAACGATTTGTCCTTTTCCTAAAAAATAACCTATTACAAAGGCGACCGCTATTAAAACTATAACGTTTAATATCAACATATATCTACCTCCCTACCTATAAAAGTTACCCGCTAAACTCTGCCTCGTGTCATTCTTCTTACCGTCGAACTGGTCTACTATACTCATAGGCCTGTCTTTCTCGGGTCTCGGTTGGTGCATAACGCAAAAATACCTTAGTGCGTCTGGCCCGTGCGTTAAATTGTGTGGCTCTGTGGCATACTTATTTGGGTCTTTCTCATCTGTTTGTAGCTGTGGTAACGAGCGGATCAGGTTCTTACAATTGTCCATGATCTTAAGTCTTGATGTCTTTTCCGTCTCGCCCGTCTGAACGTTTTTACGCTCAATGGGTCTTAGCCAGTCCTTCATGGCCGCAGCGCCCACCTCTCTATTATTATCTGATGGGAACATGTTCCACCCGTACTGTTGGAACATACCCCAAGTGGTCTTGCCGTTTGTCTTATTTCTTGCAAACAAGTCCGGTGGACCATAGCGTATACGCACCTTATCATTACTATTAAAGGCTATCATCTTCTCTGACGCGTCGTGTATGATTAGGTTTGGTTCATAGAGCTCTCTATAAACCCAAGCTGTGCCCTCATAGTCTATGGCAATCCAGTAAGTCGCTAACATGTCTAGGCCATAGTCTGTCGCTGTGTATCTGTACCACCCTGTTGGTGGATCGAAGTGCTCCGTAACATGTATCTTATTTCTAAACTCGCCAAAGAACACGCCGCCTGGAATACCATAGTCTCCAAGGCCAACGACCTTGTACCGGTCAGGGTCCACTATCGCCAACCGTTCTATCCTATTGTGGTCAGCAGCGTCCATGAACTCATTACACTTATGCGTTGTTGTGTACCTGCTCGCCTGTGGGTGCTCAACGTCCCAGAACTTACGCTTCGTCCAGTGAGCGTTAACCCACGGGTTATACGTCAGTGTAATCTGTTTCCATAGATGCTCGGGAACAATACCCCTTATAGACTCAACAAACGTATCAAATTTCGACTCGTCTGATATCTCATAGGCCTCCTCGATCCAAGCCCAGCATAAATAACCTTTCTTAACCGTTATAGATGTTAGTTTAAGAACATCATCGAAGCCCCTGAACAGTATAACCTGACCTGTTGGCTTATATGTCGCCTTCATAGTAGAGTTATCCCCTTTAGGGAAGTACCACTGCTTCGATACGCCTAGCCGTTCGGCGGCCCACTGTAACTCTGCAAACGTTGAGTCCCTGTGCGTGTTTAGTACCTGTCTTACTACTACCATGTTTGACTCCGGCTGCTTCATTATGTTGTATATACTCCACAAAGCCATCGTCTTAGACTTCTTAGACCCGCGACCACCCTTCAACACTCTAAAGAAGTGCTCGTCTTTCCAAAACGTCGCGTATCCTTTACCTACTGCCTCAGCTATATTAATCTTCAAGGTCGTCCTCCCCCTCAAATTGCACAGGCTTTACGCTTATGTTGTGGTCTATCTCCTGCTTAGCTGACCATTCTTTCGGCTTCCTGTTATGTAGCCACATCTGAATAGCGTTAAACTTTGGCTCATGGTACACCTTCTTAGTGGTACGTACAACCTCGCCTTTACGCGTGATCTTAACCTCTTCCTCGTCTGTATAATACCCAGTGGCCACCTTATTCAGTGTGTTGACCATCTTAACGTCAGGAATATCCCTGCCTGTCATTAACGCATGCTCTAGATCAGGAAACACCTTATTATACACGGTAAGTGTGCTGCGACTTATACCTAGCCTTGTTGCTATCTGTTCTCCACTTAGCCCCTCAGACGCCCACTGCTTAACCTCGTCTAGTCTACCCTTTACATATATAGTATAGAGTTTATGCTTTCTTTCAAGTGCTAACTCTTCTCTGTTTCCTAATATTCGAACGTTTAACTCTTCTGATAGATCTTCTAATAACTTCTGCTTATCCTTTACCGTCAGTTCATTTGTATCCACGTGAACCCTCCTTTCCTACATTATATACTACCTAGGTTTGCTGTGCAAGTTACAGCCAAGACAGATCGTCCTCGACGTACTCCCA